ACCTGCGTGGCTGATATTTGAGTATAATTAGACAAACGCCTCGGCTCTGTTGCGGCAGTATTGGCATAGTCATTGCCTTCTATCTGCCTATTAGCGGCGGTTGTCTTTAACTCGTCTGTCTGCCATTCAAAGGTCGTGTTGTCACATGAACCCTTACCTACACCGCTTAGAAACGGCGTGTCCATAGGGCTTAAATTGTATATAATATTACTTAGGTCTTCTCTAATGCCAATAGCACTAAAGGTTTCCCTAGTATCTGTAGGAACGCCCATAGCGTTTTCCTCCTTTAGTTAAATGTCTACGAAATCCTCAAAGAGACTTACCGAATCATTTACATGACCTGTCTCCCGAAGACGCTTCATTTGGGCAGTACGTTTGCTCTTGCTTTTATCGGCCTTTCTCTTGGGCGAACCAGGACGGGCCATAGTTGGTTTATTCTTTACTTTTTTAGATTTTATGTCTGCGCTCTTTAGTGCATCATATTTTTGCGCTTTCATCAAAACAAGGATTGATCTATGGTCTACAAGACTGTTTAGCTCATCAGGGGTAAAGCCGTTGTTAGTGGCATACGAACGTAAGGAAGCTATTGTTTTGTTCCTGTATTCATCGTCCGTCCACTCAGGCAAAGCCTCTACGAGTTTAGAGTACTCATCACGCATAGATCGTTGATGCTCAAGCTGTGCTTCGGCATTCTGCCGTTGTGCTGCTTGTGCATGTTGCTGTTGCAACCCTTGTATCTTTTCTTGAGACTCCCTATATTCCTCACGTTTTGTGACGTATTCAATAGGGTCGTTCTCTTTTAAAGAATTCCAATCAACATTCGCAAACTGATCCATATTCGAATTTTGAATAATATTGGTCAGTGCTTCCATGTACTGCTGACGCTCTGCCTGGATCTGCGAGACTTCAGAATTGTACTGATCTCTCAGTGATTCTATATCGCGCTTTTCCGTGGCTATCTCTTGCGTCTTTTTTGTATAATCCGACTGGCGACTATAGCCTTTTAAGAGTTCGTCAAAGGTTACTTCGTGTTCTTCTCCGTCTACACGGACAGAATAAAGCTCCTCTTCTTCCTCTTCGTCAGACTCCTCAGACTCGTCTTCATCTTCGGACTCATCGTCCTCAAACTCTTCTTCCTCTTCGGAAACTTCTTCCAATGATTCGTCTTGAGTTTCCTCTGTAGACTCTTCCTCTTCTGAAGGTTGCTCTTCCCTGCTCTCAGGTTTTTCCTCTTCGGATTCTAATAAGCCAAGAATTGCGTTCTGGGCTGCCTCAATACTTTCTGAGGGAGCTATTGGGCCTTGCGGCATGGACGGGGCATTTTGCGTATCCGCCATTTTCATCTCTCCTTAAACGTGTGGGTGTTGCTTTTCCAGAACCTTGGCCATGTGTCCAGTTTCAACTATGGACGTTATATGAGCTTTAATTCTTTCAAGCAGTCTCGTCGCTAACCAGCATGACTCTCGCTGGCTTACATCATTTGAGTTGGTTCTAGCCCAACTCAGTAACAACTCTTTTTCTAATGTTTCAAATGCTTCGACAAACAGCGGGTTATCGAGAAGCAACTTAGCCCCTCGTTCTCGTTCTTCTAGTGTCATATTTTCCATCTAGCTGATTTGCCCCTCATTATGTGTCTCCTATAGCTACTGCGCGTTTTTGTTCACGCTCTAGTTGAAGTTCTTGCATTTTCAATTCTGCGTCAACTGCATCAGCCGCAGCAACCTGTTGGATCTTCATCTGCTTGACTTGTATGTCAGCAGCCTTTATCTCCAACTCTTTCTGTTTTAACTGCATTTCCATAGCAGCCATTTGCTCTTCCTGTGATGGTCCTTGTCCTTGCGGGGATTGCGATGGGTCGGTTAAGAAATCAGACACATTCTGAAAACCCATATTCCTGACCATTGCTGCGCCGATGTTATACATGTTTTGCATATTAACTATCGGCAATCCGCCGCGCATAGCGTCCCCAGCGAACTGAAGCATTATGCTGAGATGAGAGAGCTGTTGATCTTTGTTTCCATTGCCTAAAGCAACTGAAACAGTGCAATCAAATTTATCATTCCATGCGTCGGGCCTAACTGGAACCCACTCATTGCGGAGCATCACAACTCTTTCTTTATCCTGGTTCTTCAAGAGCAATTTATAAATTCTTTGCATCAATCCCTTCACACCAGTTTCAGCAAAGTTTCTCGCAATCAACTCTACCCTACTTTGTGACGCGGTCATCACTGCATTTACAGCAGTTGCCGTAGTGTGGGATGTTAGCGCGTTTCATTTAAACCTTGGGACATTTTAGAAACGCCAGCTCTGGACTCTCTAACGTTGTCTAAGTATTCAAGCATCTGAAAGGAGTACGGCTCTAGTGATGGGGTCGCCAGGGGAGTTACAGCATTGGGAGACTTTACGCGAACCACACCACCAGGCCGTTGTGTTAGCAAATCATCCAGGTTAGCTTGCCCCTCGAGAACAGCGTAGCGACCAAAGTTCTGGTTGTACATATTGTCCATGAGATTTCTGAGCAATGTACTCTTCATTAATTGAAGATCCATCACTAAATCAGCAACAGATAATCCAAAAAACTTATGCGGGATTTTTATTGGGCATATCGAAATGAAAGGTATTTCATCAACCTCTTCATTTGCCAGAACGTAATTACCCACTGTGCAGACTTTTCTTAACTCTGCAAGCCCATCACCATCATAATCTGTGCGAATAAAGCTCTCATGCAGCCAATAAGTTCGCTGGGACTCATCATTATTACCAGATTCCGCGCCCCACCCACTATAATTTGAAGAGTTGTCAAATTCATATCGAGCTAACCGCTCCATCGAATATTCTTCTTCATCATAACCACCAGAGCCAAGCTCTTCGGGGTCAATATCTTTGTCTGGGTACATCTCCCGTATTTGGGATAAAGTTTTCTCTACTCGATGGCATATAAATCGAGCGTCATCTATAGTCTTGGACTCTCTGGCTATGAGGAATTCATTGGGCGGAACATTCTCTATTCGGACCTTCCCCATGTAAGAGTCTCTGGTGATAACCACATCGTGTAATATGTAGTCACCCTCTGGATACTCCGTATGCTCCACTATCTCTACCTCATCAGGCGCGACTAACGACTCAAAACCTATCTCATCTAAACCCCTGTATTCCTCCCTTTGTATATCGTCATATTCGTCCCACCATACTTTGACGATACCATTCTTCTGCATAAGGGCATCTGTAAACCAGGAATAAAGAATTTCCCAACCATTATTGTCTTTATTAAATACATGATTTACATAGTCTGTGGCTTGTTTAGCCATTTCAACATCTTCTGGACCATGTGGACTGAATTTAACCATCTCATCACCCGATGCAAAAATACGCATCAATGATGGTTTTATCCACTCTATAGTATCTTGAACTGTAGAATCTACAAACTGAGAGCGTCCCTCAACCTCATTTCCAAAGGGTAAGGCATAGTAATACTCCATAGCCTTTTCCCGCTGCTCGGCGATTGTATCACCATAACCCAAAGCATCGGTCAACTCACTCTTGATTCTGGTTAATAGTTCTTCTTCTGTAATTTCTTCAGCCATTAAATAATACCATAATTCCTATAGGTTACATCCTGTGTCCATGTTGGGTCTTCCCCTGCTATTGCAAATCTCTGGGATTGGAATGCGTACCTTGTTGCGCTCATTATGTCATCACGGAGGGGTACGACCTTTCCGTCTTTTCTATGATACATTCTAAACTCTTCAAACCAGTCTGACAGCGTATCAAAAACCTTGAACTTGCCTGACTCCATTGATTGGTACATCGCCATGATCCCCTCTTCTATAGAGTTGGAGCCTTTTGTTAAGCCCAACGCTGGGGGGTTTGTAAAATGCTGTAATAGGAAGTTACACCCTAAATCTCTGTACTGTGAAGCTAACCCAGGATTGCCCATACTATCCCTGCGATTGCCGTCATGTGGGTAGGCTATGGGTATAAAATGGGGTCGCTTTCTTATTCGTTCAGAGTGGGTAGCAGGACTTGCCTTGCTCTCTCTATAACAATCATAGATGTAAAATATATCCTCATCTGGGTCAATAGCGCACCAGACTACTGCTGTGGGGTGATCCCAACCAAAATCTATTGCAGCTATTCTCGGCCAAAAATCTTCAATGTGAATTGGCGAGCAACTGATACGGTCATCAGGGATGGGGAATATAAGCCCCGAACCAATAGATGGTCTACCGTATCTACGCATCTCTCTTTCGTGCGGAGAATACGCAGACAGAATTTGCAACATTACAGACTCAGCCAGATGACCAGCAACACCCTTCATCGAGGTTATTTTTTCGGAGGCGTCATCCCAGGTAGCATTTGACAGGGATTGCCCTGGCTGTATGTTGTTCATAAAGGCGGCTACAGTCTCTGTCATTCCCGCTTCTGGGGTGAACGTCATGTAAACCATTCCACGCCTG